TTGTAAAATCACAAAACAAATTACTAAATAAACGAATAAAATCGCTTCTCCTCAGTAACTGAACCATCAACTGTTAACTTTACTTCTATCCAGTTCTGGCCTGAGCAAACTGCCCAAGAACCATCACGGAAACAGAATTTCCCTTGAAACCAATCCCACGAGGCACCCTTCGGTGGGATTTCTTCCTTGAGAAAAGTTGAAAAGCGTGTGGGTTGCGCCACACACTTATGGTTTTTGAGATGCTCCAATTCGCAATGAGAGCATCCACCGTCCTCCTTGCAATCTGGACATTCGTAATCATCAACGATGAGATCACCCTCATCGTCAAAATGGCATCCAGACGCTAAAAGACCTGCTGTTGGATGATCGATATAACAATCAACTTCTTGGCTAAACAAGCGTTGATAAAAAGGCAAGCAAAACATGTTTTTGTGCACGTAAGCATTCTCACGTGCTTTATTAATTTTCTTGTTGGGAGTCCGTTTGTGTGTGTCCTCCGCAGCGTCAACCAATTTGATACCTAAAGACTTAAGAAAAGACATGGTGCACCTAATAGCGTCCATGCAACTGATACTTCCCTTTGAACGTCAACATGAAGCGATCAGCGTCAACCTTGCTGTCTGTGACGTCGGTTTCTAGGAAACAATAGAAGAAAACTGGCCTGGCGCCAGCATTGTCAGGTGCCTTAAGGAGATCTTTCATAGTGGTGTCAAACTCACACTGTATAGTGCGTTGTACGGTGCCTGGATCACCAGTACCACCATATGTGACATCTATTGCTCCATGCAAGGCAACCATCTGGTCTACTGTTGTTGGCGTCTCTGTGTCCTGAGCCGCCCAGCCTCCGTAAAACGTGCACATGCGGCCATATATGCCGGCACGTGGTGCAAGGTGGACAGACAACTCGTCCCACACAGCCACTGGATGATGTTTCAGCAAATCTTTGGCATTGCTGTTTTCCCATGGCTGGAAACGCGTGATCGCGAACGTCGCCGCGGTTGTCGCCACCTTTACGGTGACGGCAGCCGAAAACTTGTATGACGGCTCTGAGCCATATTCGGCGATCAGACGTTGAGCTGTAGCAGAAGGCATGTTTGCTATTCTCATGTATTGTCTAGTTGAGCATACCCATCGCTTGTAAGAAGGCGTCAGGGGTACCAAACCCTGATAATATGGGGGTGTTTGCACCTTAAGCGAATCGCCATCGAAGGCCGATAATTCACCGACATGCGCATCCGTCCTCTAAGGCCAGTCAGCTATCCAGAAAAGAGGTTTGGATAGACTGCTGCCACGGCCCACTGGTTTCCCAGCTTCCCGTTGCCATAGGTAATTGCTCACGTATGGCCGACCATGTCTCGCCAACCGTGAAGTTGACTAACCTTTGTGTGTCCGTGAGTGGCCTAATCGGCTGGTTTTTGGACTACTGCAGCGCTGCTCAAGCGGCGAGGCTACACCTTTCGGGAAATGCCTGCTTCACTACAGTCCTACTCAGAGGGATTGTGGGGTTTGGTCTCGTACAAATAGACGGCTAAATTTAGTTCATTTTCTACTCAGTATGTGTCGATAGCTAGACAAGTTTATAGACTATTCGAAGTCTGTAATCTCAACGTCCTTTGATTTCGAGTTGCGCCAAGTTATCTGTCGCTTGCCAAAAGCGCCATGGAGCGTGATTGTGTTTGGCACCACAGCCACGGCATGATCTTCATAGACGACAACGAAGCTGCGCGTGATCTTGCGACGGTCCATCGCATCAATCAGACGTCTTTTGCTGCGGTTCGCCCATGTTTCGTTCATGATGAGGCATGGCACTTTGTTCTCGCGGCACGCTAACAAGGCCTGTGTCTGCGAGACTGGACCGCGCCACCGGGCTATTGCGTTGATTGCGGCGACATTAGTCCGGACGCAATTTGCCATGGCATATCCGAAGCAGCCGCCATTCCTTTCGCGAATGGTATATTGTCGAGGCTCCTCAGATCTCAGCTCTTGTGGCAAAGCATCGAACGGCGCTCTTGCAACTGCCAGTGCACGGGTCCACAAGTCAAAGACAACGACTGGGTCACCTCCCCATACTTGACATCGGGCTTCACAATACGCTTGCAAGCCGTGGTGCGCGGCGAGGTTTTGTATCCTCTCCGCGTCGGCCCTTATGCCCGCGTGCTGTATCTGGTTCCGCTTGCGAAAAGCGTACTTTAGAATAGTTCGCAACGCCTTGTACACAACCATCTTGTGTGGAAGCACGGCCCGACTAATGAAGGTGACACCGATGCGCTTGCTGCGTTCCTCCACTTTCCACGTGAGGCCCTTGTTCGCACGCAACTGATCCTTTATTGAGGACTTACGCCACTTAGGTTCGCGATCCATAGTCACGTCATCACCACTCTGGCAAATCCTAACATCTCTCAGTTCTGCGACAGAAATGAGTGAAGAGTATGCCATGATTTTGTTGATGATTAACGTCCACGGATCACCTGAAGCTAACGCTTTATTGAGTATAAACTTGAAAGGACTGGACATCATTCTCACTGTACGTTCCATGCGAATCTCTGATGCCAATGCCCCTAGACCCAATTTGTCTGCGCACATCTCAAGGAAGATTGATGCAACAATGACATGCACTGGCTTGTGACTACTGTCTTGCTTCTCAATATCCAACTCATAACTCGTCTCAAAGGTAGAAAGGAAATCCTCCACTTCCTCTTCCCGCAACCCTACTGGCGATAACTTCCCAGGCCTCATCGACCGTGCCCATGCATGTGTCAGAGCGTCGCAAGTGTCCGCGAAGATTAACTGTTGCATGTCCGATGCGCTCACCACTCCCTGTGCTTTGAGTTCTGACGGGCCATCCTGCATGACAGAGACCTTCTTTGCGAACTCTGGCTTCAGGAACGCGAACGACAGCGTGCTTGCAGCCGTCTCATAACTAGCATAGCAGCCGTCTATAGCTTGTTGACGGGTTTGTCTGGTGATCGCGGCTCTTCGTGAATTGTTGACATGGGCGAAAAACTTCTTCTTGTCAATCACTTCATCAAAGAGCATCTCCACGATAACCTCTGCATCAGCGTAGTCGCGCGCGCATGGCTTGACGTCACGAACAGCCCGAGTCAAGGCCTGAACTTGATCTGCACCAGGCACCTGCCTGGGTTGAAAACAGTAGTCATCAAACCTATCACTGTTGGGGATGTCTGCATCTTGAAACCGCACACCAGACACGAGCTCAACATTGGTGCGTATCTCCGATGTTGAGAGCGGTTCGCCATCGGGCGTTTGCACAGTCGAAACTGTGATCGGATCTGTCAGGGGAACCTCCAACAGGCCACTCTCCTTTATTCGTGGCTCGTGAACGTGTTCCCAGACAGACTCCGACTCAGCTCGTATCTCGGCAAAGTCCCACGACGTTCCTCCATAGATGACCGTGTCTGGCAAGCGGCCGTTAACTCGCGCGTCGTCAACCCATCGGAAAGCCAACGAGAGGTGCGCTAACACTGAAACAACAAAAACCGTGCTCTTCCGCGCACGTGTGATGCCTACTGCACAGTGAGAAGCCTGCTCCGCCATGCCCAGCCAACGAATGTCTGCACCAAGGGAAGTACCTACCCCATGTATGATTGAGTGTTCGCTGCGCCGCCCTTGACATTCATGTACCGTCGCAGCAACGATCCCCCTAGTCTTAACCATTTCCTTCCCATTCTGGGTGCCTTGCATGGCAATGTCACCCTCCCCAGGGAGTAGCACGTCATCCGAGCACAACGTGTAATACAACCCAGTCTCCGGGCCGCCGCAAAATACATGTTCTACGTACGTATCCGTAGTTGTGGTATTCAAGTAGATCGCTGCGGCGTCCCAGGGGACAAAGGTTGTCGGAGTGACGATGACACAGGGTGCCTCAGTCGCGATTAGTCGCAATTGTGTCGGAGAGAACACGTTGCTAATCTGTCTCCGATCCCCAATTGTTATGACTCCACGCGACTGGGCATGCCTGTTGGCTATCGCCTGAAGGTGCTCGGGGTCAAAGGCGTAGCACTCGTCTATGATGCAATACCTGGCGGCATACTTCACGACGAGCGCTTCATGTTGTGTAACAACAGTTGCCCTCATCACGGGATCCAATTTCCCAAGCGCCTCTTGCCACTCACCCTTCAGCTCTCGGGTCGGCACCACAACAACGTCGTTCGAGCTGATCCAGCTCCTGATTCCCTTGGACTTCCCGCCCATTGCGAGCCCTGTGACATGAGCTATCCAATTTTTTGAGTTTGGGGCAGTGAAGAGTGCTGCCGATTCGCGTAGGACCTTATCTACATACTCGATGCCAGGGTTCGCCAGCTGCGCTTGATACCAGGGTGCCATGGCTGCTTGTGCGCAAAGCATTGTGCCCATGGCATTGGTTACCACTGCGTTTATCAGTGATTCTTGCCTTTGAGCGCCCTTATCATCAGGAGATATGTAGTTGGGACCCTTCAAGTTGGCCATGTTGACGGCCGCCCCGTGCTGGACATCCATGAGCTTGTGGATTGGTCCAAAATCGAACTCCCCATTCACTTTGTTGAGTTTGTGCAATGTTACATTGCCTTGTGCACTCATCAACGTTAACTCGCCCTTCTCAAACGACTCCCGGACAGGCTGGTCATTGATCGGCTTCAGAGGTATGGGCACTAACTCTGGGCTGCCGTTCAATGCAAAGTGCATTTCTTTAACTGCCTCAACCGGGGCTGCCTTCATTTCCTTCTTCAACGTGTGGATCATCATCTCTTTCTGCTTCTGGGAACAAGCACGTTTGTCATGATGGAACGCGTTGAGCAACACGGCTGTCGCTGAGAGGCGTTGCACATGGGAGTTGAACTTACCCAAAAATAGCTTAACCTCAGAAAGAAAATCTGAGTATGGCAGGGCTGCATTCAACTCCAGCTCACGCAACACCTCTTCGGATATCACGTTCTTTTCTCGAAACTGCTGAACATTAGCAGCATGATCAACTCCGAACACGTTGAAAAAGGTCTCGACAATGTCTATTGTCGCGGCTTGGAAGTCCAATCCTTGAGCATCCTGCATGCTCACCCAGAATTTGCTGGCCTTGACTTGTTGCCAGTCAACATAATCCAAGAACGCTGTTATTTTCTTCACAGCGTCCATCCGGCCACTGACTCGTGCCGCCGTAATGGCACAATCTGTTAGCACTCTAGTGGCAGTGACCGTATATCCGACCCCCAATATCATGGATACCCCTATGACATCGGCATACCCAAAAGCGAGTCCCCATGTGTTGTTGCCTGCCGTACGCAACTTGGGCAGCCATTCAGAGGGTCTAGCCACCCAACCGAAAAGACTTTTCCACGCGCTGACGACCACATTGACAATAGCGTTGGGTTCGATTTTTGCGCCGAAGTGTTCCTCCATCGCGCGTTCAGACATCTGGTCCAACGTTAACTGCCCAATGTCGCTGCGGTAAGCCCTCAAGAGTGCTTCCATGGACGACAATGAGCCCAACGCCATAGCACCAGAAGTCGTTGCAGCAAGTGTGGAGGCTACTGAGTTATATATGCTCTTTTTCAGCATGGTGGTTGTCGTGCCTGGCCGGAGTTCTTCTGCATTGTTGTCGGCCAAGGCATCTTGTACCTCAGAGTACACCTCAATCCAAGTGGCCAAGGCTTGCGCTTCA